CGGGTATTCGTGCAGCTGCGTGCGCCGGCCCGCACCCAGGTCGGTACTGTCGACCTGGAACGGCACGCCGCGGAAGCTGGCGGGGCGCAGGCTGTCGGAGAGTTTTTTGTTTTCCATTTTTTAGGGAGATGTCATTCGCTTACGATGCGTGAACATCACTTTTAATAAAACCACCATGACTGAATACGAGATGAGGCAGGCGATAAAAATTGCGAAAGACAGAGAGGAGTCGCACAAAGGCATCGTTATCGTGGCTTTTGTATTGACTGCTGTCCTGGCCTACTACGCGCCAAGCTGGGTCTGGTTTAGCGATGGCGGCCTGAAAAACGTCATCTTGTTTTTCGTTGTCGATTTCGCCATCACGGTCACCTTCTGGTGGCTTTATGACCGCGCCACGATCGACAAAAAGCCCTGATCTCAGGGCATCCCCGTGGCGTAGGAGCGGTAACCAACATCGGTGAAGAGGGGGATGTCACCGCCGATGCCGATTTGCTCAACACGCATGCCGGGCGGTGCGTCCTTGAAGCTGACTTGAATCTGGCCGCTGGCCCTGACCTGGTTAGCAGCGCCGACCAGGGAAGGCCGGCCGCCTTCATTGCCCGCGATGGCCGCCTTGGCATCTTCACTCCCAAAAAATGCCATGGTGTGCGCGACGCCGGAGCCGATCATGTCGCCGGCCTTGGTGCCAGAGATCGCGTTGTCATACAGCAGGGTACCGGCTTCCCAGCCCAAGAAGCCTGCAGCGCCGAGCGAAAACACCTTGCCGAGCGTGCCCAGCAATGCATTGGCCTTGGTCCCGGCGGACATCATGGCAGTGCCTAGAGTGCCCAGCGCCGTCACGGCGGCCGGGATCGCTGTGACTGTCATCACGCCAAGGCCCCACACCAGGCGCAGCACGGCGCCCAGGAGGCCGAAAAACGCAGCGATGGTCTGCAGGTTCATGAAGATCACCAGGCCAATGAGCGCATTCTTCGCGCCCCCCACCTTGTCGACCATCCAGCCGATGGATTCCACGAAGCCTTTGGCGCCAGCCGCCAGCGCATGCCAGTCAATGGTCTTGAGCCAGATGCCGAGGTCTTTGGCCATTTTGGTGACCTCGGTGGAGACCAGCTTCTTGTTGATGATCCACCATTCGGTGAGGTTCTCGATCAAGGGCTGCAGCACCGGCACCAATGACTTGGCGATGGTCATCTGGAAGCCCTTCATGACCATGTCCACATCCTTGAGCCGGTCGCCGAATTGCTTGGCGCCCTTGATCTCCTCGGGCCCCAGCACGTTCTTGAGCCGCTTCAGGCGGGCCATGCTGTCGTTGATGCCATCGGAGCCCTCCATCAGCAGCGGCACCAGCTCCTGCCAGGACTTGCCGAACAGCACCATGCCCATGCGCGCCTGCACCACGGGGTTCTTGTTGCGCACAAAGGCGTCGGCCAGATCGGGCAGGATGTCCATGCCACTGCGCAACTGGCCATTGGCGTCGCGCGTGGAGATGCCGAGCTTGGTGAAAAGGGACGCCAGGTCTTTGCTCTTGCCGGCGGCGGCCATGCCGATGTTGCGGTTGAGCTTGCCCACGCTGCCTTCCACCGACTCGATGCCGATGCCGGCCTGCTCAGCCACATATTTCATGCGCTGGTACTGCTCGACCGACATGCCGGCGCGCAGGCTGCCCTTGTAGATCGCCTCGCCCATTTCGGCAAAGCCGGTGACCGCGCCCTTGATCTTGGCAACAGAAAAGCCCGCCAGGATGCCGGACACCGCCGCCAGCGGCAGGCCGACCTTGCCGCTGAGGTGGGTGGCGGCGCTGCCCACGTCCAGCAGGTACTTGCGCGTGGTCTTTGACATGGCGTTGACGCCTTTCAGCGCGTTCAGCATGCTGGTGGCATTGGCAGAGAGGACGGCTTTTAGTTGCCAGTTGTCAGCCATGAATCACTCCGGTGGGTTCTGTAACAGTTCGGTAAGACGCTGGGCCTGTTGCTCATACAGCATGAAATCATCCAGCGAGAGGGCCAGGATGGCGGCGGGACTGGCCCGCCAGAAGTAGGCGACTTCGAAAGCGCGGTCGGTCAGCTCGCCGACGTCCCGCCACTCTCGCCATCGGCCTGCCCGAAAAAACCCATCACCGCGGCGGTACAGGCTGCAAAGTCGCCCAGCGAGAGCGACTCGACGCTGCCCAGCGGGATGGCGGCCAGGCGCATGATGTAGCGGGCGATCACCTGCTGGCGGATCTCGACGCCGGCGCTGTTCCCATCGGCCCCGGGGATGATGAGCGTGGGCAGGCCCAGCTCGATCACGTCCTTGGTGGTGGGCTCGCGCAGGGTGAGCTCGCTCACCTCGTCGCCATGGGCCTTGACGGCCCGGCTCAAGGGAACGGCGACGCTCATTGCCACTGCCCCCGGGTGCCGCCGAATTCCAGCTCGACCGTGCCGTCTTCGCCCTTGGCGCTGGGCTCGCCCTTGATGAAGGCGCCCGACAGGGTGTAGACCTTGCCGTTGGCCAGCTCGGCGGTGACCGTCATTTCAGTGTTGTTCTGCAGCGTGTCCAGCGGGAAGTTGGGCATGAAGATGGCCGACAGCTTGATGAAGGGCTCCAGCGCGGTTTCTTTGAGGCCCGCGGGGCCGGCCAGACCCATGACGGTCTCGCGCTTGATGGTGACGATGGGGCATTCGATGCCGCCCGAGACTTCGAGCTGCTCGCCGTCGACCTTGACGTAGCAGATGCCGGCTACACGTTTTGCCATGATGTTTTTCTTTCAAATTGGGGGTGGCACAGCCGCCCCCGTGGGTTGATGACGCGGGCGGGTTTACGCGGTGGCGGCGTAGTTGAGACGGAATTGGTTCAGCATGGCGAAGATGCGCAACTGGTTGACCAGGTCCGGCGGCAGCAGCACGTTGAGGCGGGCGGGGTTGCTGCTGTCGCGCTCGACGATCAGGTACTTGGCGAACAGCTTGGCGTTTTCCACCAGGCCGACTTGCTCCATGTCCGCGTACTCGGCAATGATTTCGCCGCGGATCACGCTGGGCGTGACGATGGCCTGACCGGCACCGAAGCGGGTGCCGTCGTTGGCCAGTTTGTGGCGCGGGTACTTGCTGGTGATTCGGTTGCGCAGGCGCCGGGTGATCTCGGTGAGCTGGTGCAGGGTCTCGCTGTCGAGGTAGCTGGGGTCCGCCTGGCCAAAGCTGTTTTTCTGATAGGTGGTGATGGCACGCTCCACCCGCAGCAGGCCGCCCGAAACGTAACTGGTGGCAATGCCGTAGTTGAGCAGGCTCTGGCGCTCGGTCAGCAAAAAGCGCTTGCCCGCGCGCGGTGCCAGCACGCCGGTGAGCGTCGTGGTTTGCGTGGGGCGACCGGCATCCGCGTTGATGCACAGGGCATTGGCGCCACCATACGCGGCGGCGTATTCCCACACCGGCGTGGGGCAGTCGACATCGATGCCAGCCAGGCTGTGGTGCGGGTCGTTGCGCAGGCCGCCCGCCGTGGTGAGCGCGCTGAGGGTGCCGCGCAGGGCGGTGTAGACGTGGCCGTAGACCTGGCGGCTCCAGGACCAGCGCCCGACCGAGTCGTTGTATTCGGTCTGGAAGGCATCCAGGCTGGTGCTGTCGTTGTAGGGGTGGATGACGTAGTCGTATTCATCGTCGCCCATGGCGGTGATGACGGCGCCGGCCAGCACGGGGTTGGTGGCACCCGAGGCCATGGCGACATAGGCCAGCGCGACGCCACTGGGCACGCTTTCGCCGCCGCTGTAGCCGCGGAAGCTGTCAAGCACCGTGATGTCGTTGCCGGTGGGGCCTTTCCAGCGGCAGGTGAGCGTGACGACGGCAGCGGCCACGCTGCTGGTGACCGGCAGATCGGTGGCGGCATTGATGGCGGCGTTGATGCTGGCGGCGATCACGGTGGCGGCGTCGGTCGGCCCCACCACGACCGGCACTTTTTGCCCGGCGATGTAGAGGTTGATGACGCCGGCCGCGCTGGCCGGGCCGGTGACGGTGATGGTGCCGGTGGCGGCCACACCGGCGCCGGCGTCGGCGACGGCGATGCACCAGACTTCGCCAAAGGCGTCTTGCGCGCGGTAGGCGGCGTGCATGCGGGCCAGCATGGAGCCCTGGCCGAACAGGGTTTTAGCCTGGTCGGTGGTGCTCACCAGCGTGGGCGTGTTGACGGCCAGGGTACCGGCGGCCAGCTTTTGGCCGATCAGCAGGGCGCGCTTGTTCTGAACGAAGTAGCCGGCCTGGGTGTTGTCCATTTCCGCATAGAACAGCGGTACCCGCACATTGGCGGGGATGTAGTTGAAAGAAACTGGCATGGCTTAGGACTCCTTTTTCTGGCTGGGGGTGGATGCGGTGGGGGCGGTGGATTCGGTCACGTCGCCATCGTTGAGGCGGCGCTGCCAGTATTGGGTGGCGTCGACTTCGCGCCCCTCGGGGGGCAGCGCGTCGCCGCGCGCGGGGTCTGGCAC